TTCAGATGAAAGATTAAAAGATAAACAGGGCAAAATAGAAAATGCTTTAGATAAAGTAGGACAAATTGAAACTTTTTATTTTAAAGAAAATGAATTAGCAAAATCTTTAGGACATACTGTAGATAAAAAACAAGTAGGTGTATCTGCACAATCTGTTAAAGAAGTATTACCAGAAATAGTAGACTTAGCTCCTTTTGATACAGACGCAGAAACAGGCGAATCTAAATCTGGCGAAGATTATATGACTGTTGATTATGCAAAATTAACTCCATTACTAATTGAAGCTATTAAAGAACAACAAGAACAAATAGAAACACTCACAGCTAAAGTAAAAGATCTTGAGAGTAAATAATGCCAGTACCAGGTAGTGGAACTATATCAATAAATCAATTTCATGTAGAAGCAGGAGGTACTTCTGGTACGCAGTGTTCATTAAATGATTCAGATATTAGAGGATTAATTGGCAAAGGATCTGGCGTACAAATGTCATTTAATGAATGGTATGGAGCTTCTGCTAGTATACCTGATTGGTCGCAAACTATGACTTTTGGTCAAATAGTAACTGTTACAGGTACACAGTATGCTCAAATACAATATTTAAATAGAGGATATCGTAACGCACAAGGAATAACTTATGACGGACAAGGTAATGGAACTAATGGAGAAACCACCTATGGAAGCATAACTACACAAAATAGTAACTTTTTTTCAAATGCAGTAATTAACAGAGTAAGAAGCAATGCGCAGGCTAGTGGTGTTGGCGCTGCTGGATTTTTACTTGTTGGAACTAGTTCTCAAATTGCAAACAATGATACAGCATTTACGCAAATGGTTGTAAATGGAAGTACTTATAATAGGTCCGCAGCTACTTATTCTTCAAATGTTAATCAAGCGTCATGGTCATGGTCTGTTTCTGCACCTCCTTCGACAATTGGTAATGCTTGGAGTCCTTGGCCTTCTACAAGCTCAAACGCTGGAACTAATGTAGGAACTTGTAACCTTACCTTTAAAAGATAATGAGTGAAATAAAGTTAAAAAAAGAAGAATTAGGTAGTTTAGCTACAGGTATTAACCCTGATTTAGACGAGCTCAAAAAACCTTTTAATAGATTAACTTTTAGTGTAAAAAGTCCTGTAACTAATGAAAATATTTATTGGGAGTTAAACAAACAAGATAGTGAATCACTTCTTACAGAAAAAGAAGATGGTATTTATATTGAAGAAGACAAGGTTAATTATTTAAAAGAATCTTGGCAATCTCAGGAGTATGAAGATAGGTTATCACTTGCTTGGGTAGCAGGAGAACGTGGAGTAGATATTCCAGAACATTGGTATGATACACAAGTGCAAATTATTCCTAGATATACTGCTATGTGGGACGATGTTTATGTTAATAAAGAAAAAGTAAAAATAGATTATAGTGTAGGCTGCACTGGCGATAGTTTAGATAAACTAAATAATTTAATATCTTTAATTAGCGATAAGTTTCCTAATGAATATAATATTAAAAGCCATGAAAACAATATCGTTGGTATGTATTTGCCAGATCATAAAATAAGACCTCCATATAAATCACAAAATACAATTACTGTTTATCATTTGTATTACCCAGAAAGCTGGATGACAAAACTTTTAAAAGATTATCAATGTCCAGATTTTGATTATAAATACTGTTTTTGGTTTGGATTAAAATATGATTTAGATTCAGGAAAAAGATATTTTAAGCTAGTTATTAGGGATGATGACAAAACAAGTAACTATCAAGAACACCCAGAATCATTCATTCCTAGACCACAACTGCCAGTTTGTAATGAACCTTACTTTGCAAAAATATATTCACAAGACGGGACAGAAGCAGATGAGTATGATGTTTTCTTTTCAACTACACCGGAACTAATGAAAAGATACTGTGAAGAAAATGAACTTGATTTTCCTATACCAGAAGATAAAGAAAATGGTTATATTTGGACTTATGGTATAGTTTATGATAAAAATACTTTAGACATTAAACAGATCAAAGGTTACATTAAAGTATCTGAGGACCCTGATACACAACTATTTATTGAAGATTAAATTTAATTAAAATGAGACTAAAATTAAACACAAAAGAAATAGATAAAAAATTCTATAAAAAGCTAAAAGAAGAAAAAGAAACACACAAAGAATTTAAAAAAAAGTTTCGTAATTAACAACAAAGATTTTGTACATAATCTAACAATTTATTACAATAATACAATGGAAAACACAGAAAACAAAGAAAACGCTTTAATTACATTTAATGATGTTGAATACAAAGCGTCAGATCTTACTGATCAACAAAGGGGTTTAGCTATTAAACTAAGAACTATTGCTAAACAATTAAATAACTTAGAAGAAGCATACAATATGTTTTTAATTTTAAATGATCTTAAAAAAAATACAATTGATGCTTTTGATCGCAGTCTAGATGACAAGCAAGACAAAGACTCAGAAACAAAAAGTTGAAGAAGTTGCTAATGCTTTAGAAAGACACGAAAAAGTGTGTGAGCAAAGGTGGGAGCAAAACTTCCGCCAGCTTGCAGACATGAAGTATGATATTAATACTTCTACACGTAGAACATGGCATGTTGCTGGTGTAGTTATTACTTTATTAACTTCTTTAGTCATACATGCTTTTTTCCTCAATTAAAATGAATCTCGAACAATATTATGTTGAGATTTCAATATTTATTGCAAGTGTACTAGGAGGACTTGCACTAAAAGATTATTCCGTATCTTTTATCAAAGGTTTAAAATTTAAACTTAATTCACAATTCAATGAAGGCGAAAAGGTAATACTAGACGGCGAAATTGCTATGATTATAAAAATTGGCATAAGCACTACTATATTTGGTGTGTATGGTAAAGACGGATATACTTGGAGATATATTAGTAATAACAAAATAGAAACTTTGAAACTAGAAAAAATAGTAGATAAAGATCTACACGCTGATTCAATTGAAGAAAAGAAATTAAGACTAGAAAAAATACTAAGAGGTGAAACCGATGATTGAGAAATTTTTTGCACCAATAAGCAACTTAATATCTAAAGCTATACCAGATAAAACAAAGCGTATGGAATTAGAATCACAAATAAAATCTCAAATGATTGACTTACAAAAGGCACAGTCAGAAGTTAACCTTGCACAAGCAAAACATGCTTCTTTGTTTGTAGCTGGAGCAAGACCTGCTATAATGTGGATTTGTGCTTTAGGCTTAATGTGGTCGTTTTTTTTAGGTCCTATTGCAAATTGGTTAATATGGACATTCTCTATGGATATCGTGCCTCCAGACATAAATACGGAAGGACTAATGACATTAACTTTATCAATGTTAGGTTTAGGTGGTATGCGTAGCTTTGAAAAATTTCAAGGTGTTGCAAGAAATAACATGAAAGAAGAGAATACTAAAGACTCTTATAAGCCATGATAGATCACGGAATTACAACTGAACTTATAGATGATCTTAAAGAAATGCTTATCAAAAATGAAGGCATGGTGTTACATCCTTATCAATGTACTTCTGATAAAACAACTATAGGTTGCGGTAGAAATTTAACTGACAACGGTATATCTTCTGCTGAAGCTGAGATGCTTTTAGCTAATGACATGGATGGTGTATTTAATGATCTTAATAGAAACATACCTTTTTGGCAATCTTTGCCTTACAACATTAGGCTTGTCTTAGCCGACATGTGTTTTAATTTAGGAATCAAAAGATTATGTAAGTTTTCAAAAATGCTTGAGGCTTTAGAAGAAAGAGATTATGAACTAGCTGGTGAAGAGTTATTAGATTCAACTTATGCGGTACAAGTAAAGAAACGAGCCGATAGAAATTACCGACTCGTTATAGGGGAGAATTGATTATTTTCTTTTTCTCTTTTGTGATGACCACAAGTCTTGTAGAGCTTGTTTGGCATTTACCTTAAGGTTTTGTTCTGATGTCCACACTCTGCGTGCTTCTTGAAGAACTTCTTCAAGACGTTCTTCGTTTCCTTGTACAAAGTCATTAAGGTCTTTTACTAGATTTTTAAGTTGTGTTTCTTTCATAATTTTCTCCTGTTTAATAAATTATGTATACATTCTACGATATATATAAACAAATGTAAACAGTTATTTAATCTTTTTTATACTAAATCTTCTTTGTGTTGACTCGTCTTTTGCAGGTATAATCTTAGTACGTTCAGGCTGTGCTTTATAAGTTATTGTTTTCCAAGATACTGCATAATCATTTGTATAGCCTATTTTGGCTTGTTTAAGCATGTCCATAAGCGATGTTTTTGATTGATCTATAGTTTTTTGCAATGTAGTTATATTTTCTTCTGAAGTGTTAATTATATTAATAAGATCTTGTGCATAATCAGGTAGATCAATTGTTTCATCATTGTCTAGTGGATATACACCACGAGCGTCATTTGTGTTGAATGGACTATAATAGTTTAAGTCTTTAATCCTATTGTTAAAATCTTGTACAAACGGAATTAATGTATCTTGTTCCCATTTTTGATCTCTTTGATAAAAAAAGATCCTGTAATCTGTACCATATAAGATACATAGCATACACCAATCAAATTCTGTACATGCCATTAAACCTTTACACTGTATTACACCTCTGGAATCAATAGGTACATCTTCTGGACGCACTGACGTAACTTTTATTTCAATTACACCTTTACCATTACAAACAACTTCTCTTCCTTCTGGAACATAAAAACCTTTTTTAACATCAGGTTTTATAACAATGTTATCAGCAACACCTACAGCGTCTAATGATCCATTTAAAGCTACATTTTTATGTCTTACTGGTTTATTTATTTCATCATAGTATTCTAAAAGACCTACTCGTTTAGCAGCTAATTCAATCAATGGTTTTTCTAAATAGTTACCTACCTCTTGTATTCCTGTAGACTCAGTTTTAATATTGATTCCTTTAGAAGCGTCATGACAGTTTTTTAAAACCTCGTTAGGTGTTTGCCATTTGCTTTTACCCATTGCAGCGGCTAATAAGCTGTTTGAAATTTCATCATCTCTTGTTAATTTACCTAATGCTTGCTTCATATTTTACCTGTTTTTAATTTTAAAGTTCCTAATTCTACAAATACGTTTAATTGATACCTAGTTAATCTTTTATAAACTTTTGGATGATATTTTTTTAATCTATCAAAAGTAGATTTGTATTTTTTATAATCTAATAAATGTTCAGGGTCAATTTTTTTCATTTACCTTGACCTCGATACTTTTTATATGATCTGCGTTTGTTTTTATTCATCGACGACGTACTAATATTTTTACGGCCTTGTGACGTTTTTTTACCACGTGATCCTGTGGTACTTTGCCACTCTACAACTTTCTGTCGTACTGCCATTACTTAACTCTCCAACATCTATATGTATCAGAATCATGTTTTTGTATAGAGCATTTGTAGCCTACTCTGCTAAACAAAGTACGCATTACTCTTACCTGATCATAGTCATCTATAATAAAAGAATCTCCTACTTTCATAGATCTTATAGTTTCTGTTTTTCCTTTTTTATTATAAGGAACATCTTTTTCAATATTGAGTGACATAGTCTAACCTCTCTAGTTTGTTTTTATTTATCTTAAAAACTTTGTCAGTTTCTAAGTCCATTACGATCACAGTGTTTTCACTATGTGACCTAATAAGATCAACGTAAATACATTTACCTTTGATCTTAAATGTTCTGTTACTTATTTGCACGTCTTTCCCTTGCTCTTTGATTTCTACGTTCTCTATCGCGTATTAGTTCAGGTTCTATTTCCCTCATGATCTCATGCTTTACAATCTCACGATCTTCAGGATTAAGCTCATCAATAAGTACAATATCATTTATTGTAGGCGTCCATGTTTTAAAGAATTGTTTCTTTTGATCTTTCCATTGCCATGCTATTTCACGACCAAGTTCAGTAGAATCTATACAAAAATATATTTTCATAACAATCCACCACCAAAAATTATGCTTCCTTGCCTAACTGCTTCAAGAATACCTTCTTTTGATATTGGAACTTCAAAAAAATCTACGACAATAATTTCCTCGCCATCATAGTCTGTTTTATTTACACTATTAGCTTCTTTTGTTGCTTCTGCTTTAGAAGTATAAATTGCTGTAGTGTCCCAAATATTATTTGGGTCTTGTATATAATATACTTTCATTATTGACACCTTTCGATTAGTTCCCATTCACCCCAAGATACAATCTTAGGCTGTAAATGTTCGTGTTGTTGTTTTTTACGATTCAACAATAAATCATTGTTGGACTTAACGTGTAAGACATATTTGTTGGTGTCTTGCCATTTAACTAT